AAAAACCGTGTAAACGCTAACGCATTTACATGTTTCTCGTCTCCAAGGGGGGTGTGGGGGGCGAGGTTTACGTTAGCGTAAACTAGCGTGTGCCAAGTACCTTTTAGGGGTACTTGGCACGGTGTAGGTTAAGCTAGCACTAGCTTGGCAAACGCTGTGCCGTACAGCTTGCAGGCAGGGCTAAACCCACCGTTAAGCAAGGCAACCACTGCATTTTGGTTGGTGTTACCAAACTGCGGTGTATTAGCGTTAGCAAATACACTAGCTTTATAAGCAGTGTGTGCTAACTGTATTGTGCTAAGTGGCACGGCACTAGGCACTGTTTTAGGCACGTTGGTAGCCACTGGCTTACCGTTTGCCCAACCGTGTATGCAAGCCCATAGTATGCTTGCACGCCCACCAAGCACGCCTTGCTTGTTGGGGGCTAAAGCAGTGGTTAGTTTACCACCACCAAATATAACGCCATTTTTGCCAATAGCGTTTGGGGTAAGTTGCAAAGCAACATTACCTAACCCACCGTTAGCTTTTATAAAAGCAATAACGTGGGCAGTAACTACAGGGGTTTTTGCCCCTGTTGCACCGTTAAAAACATTAGGCTTATTTACCATAGTTTTTACCCTTTGCTAGTTATGGGCGTTGCCCAATGCAACGCCTTACAAGTACTAATATATATTATTGTACAAACATGTAAACCCCTAAGTGCAGCTTTTGCCCTCTTATGTGATCATATATTACACACGTGATTCTGCTCTCCATCAATCAACCATCAATCAGGTGGGTTTCTGTGAATAATATAAAACAAGACAATGTAGGCGATAGCGAAGCCGAACAACATAAGCATATGGAATGTAAAGATATCTAGCATCACAGATCCATTAGGTTAACAACTAGCAAAAAGAATAAAAAAGCGGCGACACCACAGACCGCAAAAAACATAAACATAGTAACCTCCGTGTTAATTAATTTATACTAATACCTTACACCTTGACGCCGTCAAGGTGTATCCTTTAGTTTCGGGACTGAGTTCATTTGAGATCAGCTTCTGGGATATATGTTCTAAGATATATATTCTTCTCGTCATCATTCATTGTCCATCCATCAATGTCCATCAAACAGCAGGGCAAAAAAAGAGGGGGCAATGCCCCCTCCTAATTGATTAAGCCCACTTAACGATTTTTGCAAAAGCATTTATCTTACGCTTTTCCTCATCTGTGAAGTGCCTCCAAATCTTACCAATATTGACAAGTTGCATATAATCAGAAGGTGTGTTGCCGTCTTCCTTCCATTGGCTTATGTTCTTGTACCCTAGCTTTTCAGCAAACTTTTGCTCATAGTCATTCATGAGCCGATCAGCCTTGCCATAAAATAAATCGCAAAGATCTTGTGGGCAGTTAAGACTGCACTCAGCAATGTCAAAGGGCTGAGCGTATTTTAAATTTTCATGTAAACGTATTGTCATAGTTTTGATCCTTTTATTAAATTGAACATACCTAAATATAACACACGCAGTTATCAAGGTGTATCCTATAACCTCCCCGACCGACTTCGTGCGACTTCTTTAGATGTCTATATACATATACATCTAAGACGATCGTTCATTGTCCATCCATCAATATCCATCGTCCATCAAAATAAAAAAGAAGGGAGCCATCAAGCTCCCTCCTAATTGCCAGTAATTATTTCTTAACTACAAGCTCAACATAGTTCCGTCCCCATGTGGTTTTAGCGGATGGTGACTGTCCACCGTTAAGAGCATCAATTAAACCCTTCACACCGTAGGCAGGTGATTTGATTTTCTTGTGGTCAGCTTGGCAATCAGCCAATGTATATTCAGCCTTGCCTGAGTTAGCCAATGCCCACATCACATAAGCACGTCGCTCATAGTTTGGCGTGCCGTCCTTGAGGAACATGGTGCGTTCAAAAGGAAAAGGGTTTTTGTTATCAAGCCCTTGGACTGGACGTATAATAACATTAGCAGGATTGTTACCTGCCTTGTCCTTCAACCATGTATAGATATCCCCAGGAATCACGCCTACTTTTTCACGCTTGTCAGCAGGGATGGAACCAATGCCCTGAAAGGTGATTTCCTTAGGGGCTGATTTCTTAGCTGTGTTAGTCTTCATAATGTACTCCTTTCTACGAGTATTAAGTTTAAGTTATGTAAATAGAATAGCATATGGGGCGTACGATTGTAAACCCTTAATTACTCATAATGATAACATTGGACTAGAAGCTGACGACTTCGGGCGAAGTCTTACGATATCATCCGCTCTAGGATCTTTGACCATCCATCATTATCCTTCGGCATCTCATATGATCCATCGTATGTACAATCATTGTCCATCAATCTCGGTCCAAGGTTCTTTCCATCAATAATAAAGAGGCGACGGGACAGGAGATGATGAACCAAGTTCCAAACACAGCCTCCTTTCGCTGTACGTCCTGTCTGCCAAGCAATCTGATGAGGTCGCCACTTTGGAAACTTCTTGTCAGTCTTTGTCGTAAGAACCTTTAGCTCAACCCAAAACTCTTTACCGTTCATACATCCATTCAAGTCAGGTACTCCTGGGACAGACCATGACTCAACTCGTGTCCAGTGAACCTTGCCTCTTGTTCCATCGCGGAGCAAATGCCAGAGCTTGGACTCAGGTTTTTTCATCAGCTTTTGGGTGTACTTCTATGTCAGTATAATCTACGTCAATCGCAGGTTTAGTCTGTTCCACAAGCTGTGGGAATTCCTCCTGCATCTTTTGTATTTCTTTCATTACTTCCTCCCGAGACATCTGGTCTATCTTACCCATCATTATCTCTTTTCTATCTATGTACAATCCAGCCGCTTGACCTCTAGATTTTTCGGCACTGACGGCGGCGGCGAAGTTACCGTTCTGCATCGCCTCATCTCTGATCTGTGCTAGCTTACGAACGTGACTTTCAAAACTTACCTCAAACTTATGTTGCAGTTCGTTTTTGATTTGCCGTACCCTTTCCAAAACTTGTGGGTAGTCCCGTCCATTCAACATACGGCTAGCTATCGCATGGGCATTGCTTTCAGCGTACCCTGCTTTGAGAGCGGCTTCAGTTTGCGTGACTTCCTCGGTTGCATAAATCGTAGCAAACTTTTCTTGCATGGGTGTCAGTCCTGTTTCCACACGAGGGTTTGCAACAATGTCTAGTTTGTTCTTATGTGTGACCTTTGCTTTTGCCATACAGATATCATAACTTTACATAATAGAACCTGCAATAGAAATCCAATCATAAACAAAAAGCCCCCAAACGAACTCGCGTGGGGGCTTAAAGTATTGATATTATTGTATAGTCAGATATTGTATATTAAGATATCTGAAAAAAGTTTTCACTCACATTTCTATTTAGTTACTATTTTAGCATTCTTTGCTTCATTAACTTTATTGAAATAGATTTTGGACTCTATGCACTGAAGCCCTGCATCATTACGTATCATGAATTTTTGTTTGTCCGTGATCCGTGCTTTGCAGTACATCAGTAAAGACCATACCACAATGTCGTATGGTTTACGATTTGTTTTACAGGATTGGTAGCGTTCCTGTAGTGAGGGACATTCCCTGTGCAGGGTAAAGGTTTCGTGCATTACCCGAGTGTCCCTGTTGTCACCGTTGAACTGTATTACGTCAGAGTCGTTAGCCGTAATGCTAATGATCGGATAGTTGTTTGGTTCATCTATCATAAAGCTAAGAAAGCCTTTTATGCTTGACCACTCCTGTACGGTGAAGTCATTGAACTGTTGCCAGTAATTCGTGTAACCCATTTTATACCTCCTGTTTTGTTAGATTTGATTTGGTTACTAATTCAGCATGGTACGCATTGTGATCGGCGAGCGTCCAGTGCTTTTCAACGAAGCGTGCATTGGGATATTTACCCCACACTTCACGTTGAGCCTTGCACCACCGTTTGAAGTACTTTAGTTCTTCATGAACGGCACAGGCAACATATTCATCACCCAATAGTAGATAGTGATAATATGCTTTGCCTGCGTGTGTACGATAATCCCACACCATGTTACTCCTCCTTTGATTGCAAGCTTTTAAGCATGTGACCGACGTAGCGAGGGTCATTAAGTAATTTTTTATGCCGAAACACTTGCCACGTAGATCCTGAAAAATCAGGGTAGGCGTGTATGATGTAAATATAATTATCATCTTGACAGGTGTGTATGTCAAAAAACAAACCTTTCAAAATGGGAGTTTTACCATTAACGTCTTCCATGACACCACCTAACTTGTTATCAGTAAAGTTATCAGGTAATTCAGGAGGAAGTATGGTAGCACACTCAGTGACGTACACTTGTTGTGTTGGATCATCCTTTATAACATTTTTCCACATAGTAAAATCCTTTCTGTGATTTATTAACTATATATAGTGTACCACGAGATGCCCCAGTAAGGCATCCCGTGTGTTCTATAGTGTTCTAGCCGACCAATTTGGCTATGTCATTATAAATTAGGTGATAAGCATTTTCGTTATGCGTTGACCAGTGGTGCATTTGCTCTAGAGTAAATCGCTCCGCACGTATGCTTGCACGGTACTCACTGTCAAACACAACGTAAACTCGTTCATGCTTACGGTCTGTAGTAATTAGGAAGTATTCCATATCACTAACAATTAAATTCACGACATCAAAATGCACAGGTATATCGTTAACAATAGTGATGTCTGGGGGTGATGGTTGCACGTAAGTTTCATAATGTGTGTGTATGAAATCTTGTACAACCTTAATCACAATGTTTTGCAAATTGTCCATGTTACCCTAGCACGCTTCTATTTGCTCTATTTCTGGGTGCAGGTTAGCTTCCAAATAGATGCAAACTTTTTGCCAAGTGTTGCAGTCAGGGTCAGCAATGTCGGCAACGCCTTCGCCCTCCTCACCAAAAGCAACAATAAAATTGCTGTTTTCCTCAATGTCGCCATAGCACTCACAAGTGCCACCGTCTTTACGAGTATAAGTGTAATTAAGTTCCATAGTAAAATCCTTTCTTTGATTTAATTACTATACCTAGTATAGCATGTGACAACTTGGAAAGGTGTCATTTAAGGTCGGATAGAACTCCTTTTATATCTGGTGGAACGTAGTGTTTTCCTTTGACGACTTTACCATTTTTATCAAACTGAGCTTTGCCGTGGACATCAAGCTTGGACATGTTGCTGTCGTGTACGGCTTCAAAGGTGTGGTCTAAGTCAATCCCGAAGTTGTGACCGATCCCGTAGACAACGTACAGTATATCTGTCAATCCATCGGCAATACCAACGATATCTTTTTTGGATAATGCTTGATAGAACTCCAACACTTCTTCTTCCAACAATAACATTCCAAGACGTTGGGTGTCTTCATCGGGAATAGTTGGTGATTCATTGACAGTATGCCCTACTCTTTTCATAAAGATTTTTACTTTGTCAGAGTTGGAAAACCAACGTGGAATCATACCGTGTTTATCATGCTTTTTCATGGCATACCTTTCGGCTTGCGGAGAGGGACACGCATTTCTACTATGTAGTTCTTTACTTCTACACAGTTCGGTTTCTGTACCCAAGGATCACGGAGCTGTTTCAGTTGTTGTGCCATCTCTATACAGTCTTCTTTATAGCTAAACACTACTCTATGGAAAGCAGGTTGGGTAGTCATAATGTCAGGCACGGTAATTAGATGCAGAACAAAATAAGTAAGAGGGGTCATATGCCCCTCCCGTGAAACAAACTATTTAAGTCGGCGTCTTTGCTTTTGTCAAGCACTAACTTACTGCCGTCCCAATCATAATAGCCATGTATCTTACCACCACGTTTTGCGTGGAGTAATACTATCTCATGTATTTCCTCACCTCGTGCTTTTACACGTTCGGCTATGCGTTTGACGTGTGGATAAAAGTCCTTGACACGTTTAAACATCGGCAACATATAAATCGTGTCGCTGTTTTTAAGAATGACTTGTCCTTGTAGATTTGGCATTACTGACCCTCCCATTTGCGTATTTGTTCTAGTAATCCAGTCGCGGCTTCATTCCTGCCACGATGGATATACCAATGTAAGTCCTCCTCAGGTGGAGATAACTTTTCAATAGTATTATCATCAAACTCTTCTACCTCGGCTTCAAGCCAGTCTTTTACTTTGCCGAGAACTATGGTGTCAGGGCTAGCGAACATCGCTCCTAGCCACCGACGGAACTGTTTAAATGTAAAGCTCATGACTGTACCTCCAGAGTGTGTTCATACATATCATCAATGTAATTGCTTGCCTCTGCATCAAGTGCTTGTTCTTCATGCACCTTTTTGTCAAGCTCATAAATGAGATGCGTTTGCATAACATCCACCATAAAGTCTGGAATAGCACGGTTTGTCCACCTGCACATGTACGATTTTTCTACAATATAATAGCTTCTGTAAGCCTGTATATAATCATAGGGCTGTTTGTATTGTTCGGGCATAGCCTGTGGAGGCATTGTACCCTGCCTTGTTGTCATACCCTTTGGTGGGGCTGTGACTTGATACAATATACTTTGCGAGCTGTGCCTTCTTTGGTAACGGAAGGTGTACTCTTGAAAGAGTTTGTTAGCAAAGACCCAAGCCTTTGTATAATTTTCTACACACTCGGCAACCCAGAGTGTGCATGGGTGTTTTTCATGGACGGGAGCATAGGGAGCGTCCTGCCCATAAAGGTGATGTGTAGTACATAACATCTGTACAAGCTCTAACGGCATCTTTACAACATGCTTGTCGCAATGATACTGCACAGCTTTGTCCATGTCATGGTCTAACCAAAAAATATTCATGTTGTACCTTTCTATGTAATAATTGAATATACCTTATTATAACACGGGACGTTGCCTGTGTGGTTCTATTGTAATCTACAAAAAACGGACAATGAGCAAGAAAAGTAGGATTCCAACTAATGCGTATAGTATCATGCCCATTGTCCGAGTTGGGAGGAAAGATGTAAGGTGTTCTCTAGATTGAGTGGTACTATGTTTACTGGAGAGTCCACTTTGACCTTACGATGTAACAACCTGATAAAACTAACCGATGTCGGGGTACAGGCTGATATGGCATCTAGAGCTCGTAGTACGACAAACCTTACGCTCGCACATTTCGGATAGGAAGTAACTTCCTTTGAGCAGTATTTTTGGCAGGCAGTTACTTCCACTCTCCACCCCTATCCTGTTTGCTTGGTTTGCTCGTTATCCTCAAAAGCCTTGTCAATAAGTGGGGCTATGAGTTTGTGAGTTTCAGGGTAATGCTTTTCCATAAGGTGGATATAGCATTGTGTCCAAGCATATTCTCGTGCCATAGCACTCATGGTTGATGCTAACTCAGTGAGGTTTTTCTGTGTTGTTTCAAACTTTTCCATGTTTAATTTACTTTCCATTTGCCCACTCCCTTAAACCAAAGATCCGTGCAGGTAACACATCAGTGCTGTTGCAATAATCACAGCATCTACCTTTTGCGACTGGGTCAGCATTGTGACCATGAGCCCAACCAGTGATCGGGTTTGGCTCTATTTTGTGGTTACAAATGACACACGTGAGTGTATCGGGCTTAGTATTTTCGTTAGTATCCATTGCTTGCTCCTTTCTACAGCAAATTAAGTTATACTATATAGTGCCACAAGATTATTTCCACACAACCTTTTTGTACTCCTTTGCACTCTTTTGTAAGATGGTAAAGATCCGTTGGCGACTGACACCTAGCTTTGTAGCGATTGCCTGAAGAGTCCACCCCTCTACCCTCAGTCTTCTTATTTCCTGCCGACGTTTGTGCCACTCTTTATTTTTGATGTACGCAAAGTTACCAGTCCGTCCATCGCGGAGTTTTGCATATAGATGCAGAGTGCCGACCTTCATATTCACGTCTCGTAAAAGACCGTATTTAAAACCATAACGAGTACAGAACTGTTGCTTGGTCAGACCATCGGTCAGAGCTTTCTCGTACCATTCATTAAGATAAGTTTTGAGCAACCTTCGCCTGTCAGACATTGCAGGCTTCGGGTCTAACTCTTTGAAATGATTACGTATTTCTTGATATGTTCTAAACAAAGGGAGTCTCCACATGTATGGTGATGTCAACAGCACGGTCAGGTGGACGGCAGATGGCGTACACTAATAACCTGCGTGTGGGGTCTTCAGTTTTGGCTTTGACAAAAGCATCAATCGCCTGCTGTTTGGTTTTGAATGTTGGTTTGTCCTTGGTGTATTTTGCCCTGCCGAAGAACTCGGTCAGGGTGTAATACTGCACATGCTCAAGCACGCTAGCTTCATACTCTTCCCAGTTTTGCATAACACGATCCTTTCTATGG